CACCCTCTGCCAGCAACGGGTTAACTGAGGTCCATGTTGCGGCTTCCCCTCTGCGTATTTGAATCTGAACTGTCATTACACACCACCTGCATCTATTGGGTTAACGCCGCCGTACACGCTGTTCGGAAAACCACCATCAAGGTTAAGCAAACCTGCGCCAGCCGCGCCTGTTGGTCCTGTGGCTCCTGTCGGTCCAGTTGGCCCTTGAACCCCTGTTGGGCCGGTCGGCCCTTGGATGCCCTGGATACCTTGGATACCTTGGATACCTTGCGGGCCTGTAGGCCCAATATTACCTTGTGGTCCGGTCGGGCCCGTCAAACCTGTTGGCCCGGTTGCGCCTATGGCGCCCGTGGCACCTGTTGATCCAGTAGCTCCTGTCGGACCCGTTGGGCCAGTAGCCCCCGTCAGACCCGTAGACCCTGTTGGCCCCGTCGGTCCTACCAACTGACCTGCATCGGTCCAAGCCGAACCGTCCCAAACGTAGAGATTGCCGTTGGACTCAACAATATAGGCGTCGCCAGGTGTATTGCCGGATGATGGCAAATCACCAAAAGTAGCAACTGCACCTTTAATTTGAATGCCTTGCCCTTGTGCGCCTGTCGGGCCTGTCGGGCCTGTTGGGCCAGTCGTACCTGTAGCCCCCGTAGGTCCAGTCAGGCCCGTTGCCCCCGTTGGGCCAGTCGCACCTGTCAGGCCCGTGGCCCCGGTAGGACCCGTGGGGCCTTGAATACCTTGCTCGCCCTGTATACCTTGTATACCCTGAACGCCTTGCGGCCCAGTTGGGCCGACAGCACCTTGTGGCCCTTGGCTACCTGTAGCACCTGTCGCCCCCGTCGCACCTTGAGCGCCCGTGGGACCTGTTGGGCCTGTTAGGCCGGTGTTGCCTTTCGGTCCAGTTGGACCAGTCGCACCTTGAATTCCGGTTAAACCTGGAGCACCGCGCTCACCGACCACCTCGCCGACGTTGGTGACAGTGCCATCAGAAAACGTCAGGATCAAGGAGCCGTCGAAGTCGATCTTCGCACCAACAATAGAGACCCCGTTGTCTCCATCGTCGCCGTCAACGCCGTCCTTGCCGTCGCGGCCATCTTTGCCGTCACGACCGTCGGCCCCGTCTTTACCCACAACGCCGTCTTTGCCATCTTTGCCGCGTTCGCCCTGTGGGCCTTGCAGCTTCTTGACTTCATAGACTTTTGCGCGGATTTCGGGCAGCTCTTTACCGAGCAAAATAGCGATAGCCGCCAGTTTTGCTTCGGTAGACGCGCCAGACAGCAGGATTTTCTTGGCGTCCATCAGTCGCCTATGATGCTTTTAAGGAAATCCTCGTCTTTTTTGCTTTGATTGGCTTTGTCAGCCATCTGCATCTCGACGATCTTGCCTTTGTTCTTGATGTCTTCCTCTTTGAGCATCAGTTCAGCGATCTTGACCCGTTTGTCGAACTCAACCGACTCGTTGCCCGCTGGCAGGTTTTTCGTTGTTGCCGAGATCACCTTGGCCTGGACTTCCTGCGGCATGAGCTGCGCCTCGGTCATCAGCTTTTGCGCCTCTGCCCGGTTCTGCTCGGCCTGAGTGGTGCTGACCGCGATCTGGGCCTGCGCCGCCTGCAAGGCCAGCTGCTGCTGCACTTCTTGCATCTGCTTGGCCTGTGGGTCGGGCTGGCTCATCTGGTCCAGAGCTGACATCAGCTCGTAGCGGTTGGACAGGCTCGAATTGTTCAAGATGCCCTTCAAAATCAGAGGCAGCACTGGGGTGTTTGGCCCCAAGGTCTGCAACAGACCGATGAACTGCTGCTGCTCGTACTCGCGGGCGATGATGCCCAGCGTGGCCGTCGGGATGAACTTCATGTCCACGCTCGGGTAACGCTCAGGGTCGAACTGCATGTAGCGGAACGCGGCCTTCTGGATGAAGGGGATCAAAAAGTCCTCTTGGAAGTTGACCAGCGTGCGCTTGTACTTCTTGATGATCGTGGCCACGGCCATGCTCAGGCCCGCGCCGTCGCGGTTGGCTTGGCTGACCATGCCTTGGCTGTCCATCGTGCCAGTGGCTTGCAGCAGCATGCGCTCGAACTCTTTGGCCGTGTTCAAGTTGTTGAGACTGGTCTCGCCGAACTTGAACGGGTACAGAATCTCGGCTGGGTTGCCGTTGACCATGAACGCCTTGCCGGGCTTGACCTCGAAACGAGCGCCGCGTGGCAGGCGGGTGGCGTCCATGCCCATCATGGGGCTAGTCGTCAGCGCCAAGCTGTCCAAGTGGCTGCGCACCTGGGCGTCGATCGCCTTTTGCATGTTGTAGGACTTCTCCACCGTGCCACGGCCGAGCAGGCGGTTGGGCACTGTGTCGTCCTGATAGCTGATGATCGGGCGGTCCTTCATCATGTAAGGGCTCGCCTCGGCTTTGAGCAGCAGGCCCTCGTTGGCGATCACGACAATGGCCTCGACCAAGTCAGAGTAGTCGTCGGCCGCGCTGTCGTCCGGGAACAGATCGGCCACCTCGCCGTCTTCGTTCTCCAGCTGCTCCAGATACTCGCGTGGCACGAGGCCGTAGTACGTCAGCAGACGCACCTTTTCGTCACGGTACTGGCTCAATTCTTGTGTCGGCTCCAGATCGGTGTCCTCGGCAGCAGGCTGGATGTTCACCTTGCGGTAAATGCCCTTCTCGATGCCCTCGACGATCTTGTGGATGCCCACATACTTCTCGACCGCCACGCCCATGCAGTCATCGACGGCGGTGCCGTTGGGGTCAAACAAGAAATTCTTGGGATTGACGGGCATGAGCTTGACGGCGATGCGGCTTTTCTCCACTACACCGATGGCCGCTTGGCCCATTTGCCCTGGGATCGCCTGCGTGGCAGGCTCAAACACCTTTTCCGTCTTGACGATGATCTCGCCGATGCCTGTGCCGTAGATTTCGGCCATCAGCTCGATCTGGTCGATCGCTTTGCGGATTTTGTCCTGCTTGAAGTCTTCCATCAGCTGCGCTTTGAGGACTTCGACGTCAATCGGGTTCTTGTTGACGTCTTGCAGGTCGTCTTCGATGTCAAAAAAGTCGCCCTGACCGAAGATAGCCTCCATGATCTCAGCGTGCCGCGTCTCCACCGCCTGCTGAGTGGCGGGGGTCACGATGCGGGAGCGCTCTGACTCACGAGTTTTGTCCTCTGAGGCCCACTCACCACGGAAAATACGCTCGTATTCGAGGTAATCGTCGAGGTAGTTGGTGTCGCGCCAGTCTCTCCAACGCTCGCAATGGTCAACGACAAAAGCCGTCAGCTCCTTGTCGGATTGTGTCGGCTCGTCAAACTCGTTTTGGTCCATACTAGACTCCGCTTATTACGTCCATCGGCTCCCAGTCGCTGTCATCAGCATCCTCAAAGTAGCTTGTGACGGCCAGTTGGTCGATGTAGGACAGTGAATCCGGCAGGTCGTCGTGCACACCGGGCGAGGGAAACATCAGAAGCTGGTCCACAAACACGTCCCAGTCTTCTTCGCTGTTAAGCACGATTCTGCCATGCTCGAAGCGGCCCTGCAACGACCAAATGATTCTATCAGTCTTCTTCCTGTTGCCGTGCGTCAAGTCCACGATGTGCGAGTACACATTGTTTTTTCTCATCAGATCGCTCAAATACGGCAAAACCGCGTTTTTCAGGGCCCCGCGCTCGATTCCAATGCTCAATGGCCTGTACTCCCGCATTGCCAGCAGTATCTTCGACGCCGTCTCGCGGATGTCCCACCGGCCGTGCTGTATCTCTTTGACGAACCACTTGCCGTCGTCGGTCACTTTGACCACCGCAATCGACGACTCGTCCAGCCTCTTCTTGCTGTTGGCCGCCTGCTTGGCCACTTCCTCGAACCCGGCCAGGTCGACGGCCACGAAATAGCTGCCGTAGTCCGGCTCCTCGCCGTATTTCAGCCACTCCTCTTTGAAAACGTCCGCGCCCGCGTTTGAGAAGCTGGCCAAAAATTCCTGCTTAAAGGCAAAGCTGCTCAATGTTTTCTTAGCTGATGCAATTTCTTCTGGATCGATCAACGGATTGTCAGCAGTCGTAAAGTGCCATGACTTCCAGTCTTTATCCTGATCATCTTGGCCC